CCTTCTTTATCATGTATATGGCAAACGATATCAGAAATAATATTTTTCTTATAGTGTACTGAACCATCTTCATTATTCCATACTAGGTCATACCAATCTTTCATCATTCTCCAAGTAAATACTTGATAAGCTTCATTTTGGTTCATGTTAAAACCAACAGTAAAATCAGTTGATGTTGTATCAGGAAATGTCAAGAATTTTCTTGTTGAATACTTAAATCTTTGATCTTGTGCAGCGATTTCTGGGTATTTTGGAAATGTTATTTTTGTTGTATTTTCCAATAACAAAGTCTCATGTCCTGGATGTAACGCTTGAATTGCTGGTGGCAATAAGATTAGAACTTCATACAGATTCTTATATACAGGTTCCCAAACTTGGTTGTGTGATTGTATATTTGTAAAATGTGGTAATGGCATAATATTTTAATTATTTTTTGTTATATAGTTATATATAAAATTATATAACGTCTATTTTCAACTTTTTTGTTTAACTTATATATTAAATAAAAATAATGATTTTTTGTTATTTTTTCCAAACATAACATATGTGACCAGAATTATATATTCTATAAATATTTTTAGAATTCATTATATTATGTTCAGTGCCAATACCATCTAATTTACTTTTTCTAAAATTAAATCGGTGTTTTCTTATTTTATCAATCACATAATGATAACTTTCTTTTGTTGTGTGTTTTTTAATAAAATTCATTTTTGTATATAAATCACCATTAGAATAACTCCTATCAGCATAAGAAATTATTTCATTTACATTATATTTTTTTATAAAATAATTAAACAATTTAGAAGCACCACCAACTACATTATTATATTTTTTATTACAAAATCTAAGCAACTCATAATCATATGTGTTTGTTTTTCCAATACCCAGTCTATTTTTTCCAAAAGTCATCAAAGAAACCAATTCATTATTATAAAATAAGCCAAGTTTTATTTTTGAGCCAACAAATCCTTGAATATGATTTTTATCAAGAAAGTCTCTAATCAATTTATTATCAGTTATTTCTTTTACTTCACATTTTCTAGCAAAAATTTTATTTGGTGTTTTTCCTAATTTATTTAAAATCATTGATTTAATTATATCTTGTTTATATATCCAATCATCTTCCCATACATGAATTAATTGAATTCCTTTTTCTAAACATTTTTCGGTTTTTTCTAAATGATAATTTTTTGTTTTGTGAAGTTCTGAATGCCAATATAGACCATTAAATTCAAAAGCAATATTCAAATCAGGTAAATAAATATCTAATTCTGTTTTAATTAAATTTCTATCATTTTCAATTATTTTATTTTTATAATTATCTTTTATAAAATTTAACAAATCAATTTCTAATCCTGAAATTGATTTATTTATTGGATTGCAATGAGTACACAATATTGTGTCGGATCGTCTTCTACTATTTAAAAGAATATAATTAATTTTGAATATGTGACCTTTTTCACACATCATAGTATATTCTTTTTTTTCTAAATCTAAATTTAAAACTTTATATTCTGAGTAATATTTTAAATATTTTTCTAAAATTGTTTTATTTAATTTTTTTAATGCTTTCTTTTTTATTGTTTCGTTTTGTAATGGATATTCAACACCATATTTTTTCAACATAGTATTTTTTATTTTTTGATTTATCTTTTCATTTTGTTTAACATTTTCAACACCATATCTTTTTAAATTAGTTTTTTTAATTTTTTCTTTTATTTCAATAGATTTAATTGGTGTTTCTACACCATAATTTTTATATAATGTTTTTTTTGATTTATTTTTTATATCATTATTTAATAATGGACAATTTTCACCATATTTTTGATTATTTGTGTTTATTATTTTATTTTTAATAATTTCATTTTCTGATGGCGTTTTTGTTCCAAAATTTTTAATATTTGTTTCTTTTCTTTTTTGTTTTATATCATCACTTTTATCCATACATTTTTTGGAACAATAATTATAATATCCTATTGAACTATTTTTAAATTTAACATTATTTCCACAATAACATTTAACTTTTGTTGTTATATTATTAAACCAATGATATACCTGTTGATTAAAAGGTAAATCTTTTAATTCATTATTTTCACTAAATTTAATAACTTCAGACAAAATATCACTATAATGTTTTTCCAAATATGATAACCTAAACATTTTCCCAGATTTATCTATATTTTGTTCAAATTTTAATTTCAACATTTCTATATATGTTTCTTTTATTCCTATATAATAAAAAAAAAGGAGTCAAATTTAACTCCTTTTTTATTTTAGTTAGTTATTATTGGAATCCACCAGATTCGATGTCACCTTTTTTCAAGATTGTGATATTATTTACGATAATACCCATACCTTTTATGACTTCGATGTAAGTATCAAGGACACCCATTTGTAGGTCAATTATGTAATTTGTATTATTTGTTTCGTCTATCACATTTCTAAAGTTATATAATGCATCTCTATCTTGTAAATCTTTACAAATTTTATCTGCTCTGAATTTAATCTCACCTCTAATTTCTGGTGTATTAAATCTCCATTGATATCTCAATAACATATCGTATAGTGAGTTTTCTAACTCAATAAGAACTTCTCTTGTGTGTAAGAAACTCAATGAACTGAATGGGAATACTTGTGCAGTACTTTCACTGTTAATACAGTATCCAGCATTTCTTTTCTTAACGATAGGGTTAAGGTTCATTTGGTATAAGTTTTCAAGGTCATCATCTGTGAAATCCATTTCAACACCACCAATATCTGTTACTCTACCATTACTGATACCAGCTGCGATAGTCCAAGGGACGATTGATGCAGAAGAAGTTGTGAATTTTCTCATATAAGTAGAAGCACACCATGCTGCTGGTGGAACGTTTTTAGGAATACCTTGGTCGTCAATTCTTACATAAGGGAAGAAGTATCCAACACAACTTCTACCAACACCTTCAGCGAATGAGTATAATTGAGATGGGTTTTTACTTTCGTCACCTCCTGCCATTAAGAACGCAGTATTTAAAGTTCTATCATCGTTTATGAATGATGGATTTGAACTGGCTTTTAATTCTTTAACACTTGGTGCATTAATGAATCCTAAGCAGTTTAATTTCTGACCACAAAGGTCTGCAAGAACTTGTTTTGATTGACTTTCAAGACCTAATCCAAATGAATCAACTAAATATCTCCAAGAAATTTTATTCTTATTAATAAGACCTTTTGCAAGGTTTGTTGTTTTAGCAACTACATCAAGAATAGTATTTTGTCTTACATCTGTTCCGTTAGGAATAGAATCTGCGTGAATTGTGAATGGTATTAATTTAATACCTTTATAAGCATCAACATAAACATCAACTTGTGGATAAACCATAGTTTGATAATCAGGTTCATCTTCTGTGTTAGTAATTGTTGTAATTTTGATTGGAGCATCCGTTTTAAGGATTTTCCAATTTGGATTTGTTGAATCTTGAATAGCAGAAATAATTCTTGTTAATTTCTTTGGATCACCTTCAGCAGTTTCATCATAATAAGCTTCAATAAAGTCACCTTTTCCAATTTCTGAGAATCTAATACTATCAACTTTAATTTCATATACATTATTTGGAAGTTTAGACTCATTCAAATCTTCAATTTCTAATGTTTGTTTATAGTTACTTGTATTTGACCAAATTGTAAATGATTCATTATACGTAGAAGGAGTATCCCATCCTGTGATAGGTTCTGATGAACCTGTATCTGAAACAAAGTCGATATATAATTTATCTGTATTTTGTAACCACATTTTCAAGTAAATTTTAGTTGAACCACTATTTTCTACATAACCATAATCATTATTATTAATAATACCGTTATAGTAATCTAAATATAATGTTGAGTATTTACCAATAACACCTGCTGATAATGTAGTTTGTCCTGAACCACTTAAATCACTAACTGGTGCTAATGTTGTTATTAATCTATCTGTTGATGTGCTACCAATAACAAATTCATTGTCAATGTAATATAACAACCAAGCATACGTTCCTACACCAGTATCATAAAAATTGGTATAATCATCGCTTCCTATAGGAATTACTATTGTAGCATTTAAACTTATTGACTTATCAGTAAATGTTGCATTTTCAATATATTTTTTATATCCTGTAGAAGCATTAATAATAACACCTTTACCATCATTTAACCCAGCTTCTATTTCATCATATGCGGATCTATATCTAATTTGATTATAATCAGTTAAATCTGTTGTTCCTAATGTATTACCAAATGTCAATTTAAGGTAATTTACACTATTTGATGTATATCCAGACATTGTAATACCATCTAATAAAACATAACCAGGAGCAACTGCAGTATAATCAGACATTGATATAGGTGTATAATCTGTTAATATTGCGAAATCTGTTGTTGCTGTTAATGGTGTAACACCTGATTCAATATAATGATGTACATATCCTAAGATAATAGAATCATCTATTGTGAATTGTGGTGGTTCTGCACCAGCCTCTTGTGTTCCTTTTAATATTTGAACTTCTGCATCATCACCAGCAGTTAAATAAAGAACATCATATCTTTCAACTGTTGTTATTAATGGATCACCTATTTCAAGTGGATCGAAACTATATTCTGTTTTTCCTGTATTAAATGTATATTGTTCTCCACCGATATTAAATACTTTATCAGAAACGGTCATATCAAATCTTAATTGTTGTATGTATAAATTTTCTGGTGGTGTTGTATTATCAATAGTGATTGGATCACCACCAATAGTGGCTTTTAATTTCCATCTTCTATTACCATCAGTCATGTCATCAATATAATATGGTGTATTTGCAGATAATCCACCATACGATTTGTTTAAAAATACAATATCACCAACTTCTAAAACTTTATGATAATCTTTTGTTGGAGAAACATTAACAGGTATTTGTGGAGTAGCTCCACTTGTACTTGTATAAGGAATATATAACCAATTATCATCACAACCAGAAATTTTATATAAAGTTGAACCTGTTGCATCTAAACTAGCATCAACGTAAGCATTTGTTCCTGAACCAGTTCTACCATTACCACTTACAAATTCTTCTGACAAATTAATTGAATAGTTACCAAATACATTGCCAAAATCATCCAATTTTGTTTGAGTATATGCTTTAGAGCCAAGAATTGTTTCTTGATATGATAAGAAATCTAATGTTGCAGTATCTTCACCAACGATTCCATCACCAATTAAGTCCATTTTTCCTGTTGGATAATCTGAATCTAATAATAAACTTTCATTATAAGCACAGAATAAACCTGTTTTATCAGTATCATTATTTATTAATGATTTGATATACATATCTCTTCCAGTATTATCTTTGAAATAAGGAATTAAAGAAGCATCATAATATGCTAATGTTGTTACATTTGTTTCATCAACGAAATCTTGAATAACATTTTTATCTAAACCGTCTGTTGTGAAGTATTGTCCCCAAGTTGAATCAACTGATAATGTATCATAATCAGTCCAATCACCTTCTAATACAAGAACAGAAACGATATAATCTGAAACCCAATCTTTTGAATTTAAGTATGCAGGAACTTTTGCGTTACCACCATACCAATCTTCACAAGTTATATCAAATCCAGTTATTGAAGATTTGTACATGAATGTAGTAATTGTTTTATCTCCAAGATTTGTTACTTGTAATAATCTATCTGAAGACCATCCTGTTGAAGATTCTGCATATTCTAAGAAGGCTTCATCATCTCTTTCCCAGAAATCTTGTCTATTAAATAATCTTGAATAAGGCATTTCTTTTGTTGCAGCATTATCAAATGCAGCACCACAAGAAATTGACTTCCAATTTAACTTATCTCTTGAATCATTTGTTGATAATAAATTCAAAGCCCATATTGGACCTGTTTGTAACATTTTAATACAAGTTCTATGAAAATAAGATGCTTTTCTTTCTAAACCCCTATCAATATCACCATATATTTCAATAAATTGTTTTCTACTTGTAATATAAACTGGTTTATTCACTGGTCCTTTTTTAGAAAAACCTGGAACTAAGTTGATCAATACATTTTGAACAGGTAGATCTATAATAGAATTGTCTATCTCATTGATAAAAATACCAGGTCTTTTGTATTTTCCTAAATCTTTGTTTGCTATTGGCATAATTTAATTTATTATTTTTTAATTATACTTATATATTAATTATAATTTCCGCTTTTTGTTATATATTAAAAAAATAACATAACTTTTTCTCAAAGAACGTTTTATAAAAAACATCATAATAAGTATATATTAAAAAATAATAAATTATTTTTACAATAATTTTCTAAGGAGACTATTGAAAATTAATTCAATTTCATTTTTATATTTTGATGGAAATACAATTGAATCATGAACTGTAAATAATCGTATATGTGGGAATTTTGTTTTTATTTCTTGTATTACTGTATTAAATATGAAATTGCTTTCTAAATTCTGTAATTCATGACTTAATGATTTATATGAATCAGATAGATACTTAAATTCTTTAATATATTCATATACAGTTGGATATAAAGACTTAAAGATTTTACTTTCTTTTTTATTATCAAAATTATTACCAAACAATATCTTATACATCATCATTTTAGCTTCATTTCTACTTTTTAATTTGTCTGGGAATTTTTCATGTAGTTCATCATATATTAATCCATTTTTTACACAATCGACATATTTACGAACCTCATCATTAAAGTTTTCAATACCAATTTCATTTTTAAGATATACAGCAAAAAAGAAAGGTTGTGAATTAACTATATCAATTTCGGATAATAATTCTCCATCTATTGTCAAACAATTTTGTCTTATAAATTTTTTCAACACTGTAAAATTTGTATGTAATCTACCAAAAGCATCAAACTTGAAAAATACGTGACCTGTATCTATACCATCAATAGAACTTAAATTTTTCATGTATTTATGTAAATCTATTTCTTTTCTTTTCTTAGCCATATTTAACCACTTAAAGGCTTTATCATAATCAATTTCAACATGATATAAATCATCTATTAATTTTTTTCTTAAATCTATTGGTATTGTAGATTCTTGTTGGGCGGTAAATGTCCTAATTAAATAATCTTTCTTATGTTTCTTTAATAAAATGTTATCAGTGGCTTTATAACGTATTATATCAAGTGAGGTGATATTTAATTTATATGTTTTAGCTTTCTTTCCAACATAATAATTAGATACGAAATCAAAAAATTTATTATCTACTAAATATTGGATATAAATATTATATGTCTTTCCATATTTTCTTCTTAATATACTTGACCATAAATTATATTTTACTTCTTGATTTTCTGAAAAATAAAACTTTAATATTAGTTCATGCATTATATTTATCAAGAAATCTGATTTTAATTTATATTCTTTGTAATCAACTTTTTTAGTTTTAGTTAAATATTCAAACTCTTTAGGTAAAAATTGATAAATGTATCCTCGGTTTTCAATTCTACACATTCATTATACATTCATTTTGTCTATTTTATTTCATTTCATCTAATTAGTTTAATATATTTATAGTGTA